ATGATTTTATTGACCCTTATACTTGTTCTTACTATGACATTTCAAGTATGAGAGAACCAAATGGATATAGACTAGGTGGTACACCTCTTGACCATTGTTTAAGTGCAATGAGAGTCCTAGTGCCTGAATTCAACTCAGAGTACGGTATCGAGAAATCAATCTTGACTGTAATCACTGATGGATTCTCACATAGGTCTAGACTGTTTTCGACTTCTGATGATGAATATGAGGAATCAAAAGAACAACAAGATAATTCTGATTATGGATGGAGAACTAACACTAAAAGATACTTAATCGACCCATTCCATAACAAATCATACATTTACAGTGATTCATCTATCCATGGTGACAATTCATTTGACCAAACTCAGAACATCCTAGAATGGATTTCTGCAGAGACTGGTTGTATTGTCACTGGGTACTTTGTATTGAATAAAAAACAAGACCTTTGGAATCTTTACAGAAACCTTCCTTCAATGGATGTCGATGTGGTTTGGAGACAAATCAGAAAAGAGGGTGTTGCATTCACGGTCAAAGGATATAACAAGTTGTTTCTAACTTCATCTAATGCACTAAGTGTTGCAGGTGATTCAGAGTTAGATGATGAATTGATAGGTGCGACTAAGAGAAAACTCTTGGGTGCATTTAAGAAAAACCAAAGTTCAAAAACCACTTCAAGGTTCTTGACTAATGAATTTATAAAGGAGATAGCATAATGAGGACAAGAGACCCATTGAGAGTAGACGAAGCATACTACGTTAATAATGACCCAAATTACAGTGCATTTGCTGATGCAATCACGGATGTTGGGCCGTCACCATGCGAAAAGTTTGAGTGTAGTAATCGAGAGATATGTGCCGCCCAAGCAATTGAATGTAAGGCATTTAGAGTTTGGACTAATGAAGGTGAAGACGTTTATGGAAGACATAAGTTTCAGAATAGGAAGGGTAATTATCCTAAACCTATTATTGAATCCACCAAAATTTTACTACAACCTGTGAAATAAGCTTGACAATGACTACGCTTTTTTCGTATAATATAAAGGATGGGAAAACAAATTAATAACTGCAAAAACATAGGAGATAATATGATTAATGCAAAACTAAAAACCGAGATTTCTAAAATCTCGTCACTGGCAACTTTGAATGAATTGTCAGCGTATATTGGGTCTTGTAAGACTGCACTTGGTAAATCTACCATTAGTGCTGGTGACAAGGTCTATGTGGTACAGAAAACCAAGAAAACACTTGGTACTGTTATCAAAGTGAAAATAAAAAGGGCGACTGTCGAACTTCCGAATGGAAGATATTCGGTTCCTCTTGGAATGTTGGAGGCAGCGTAATGACTGATAGAAGTTATAATAGAAGTGAGTCCATTGTCATTTGTGACAAGGACTTCAATTTTACACCCGATAGGAAGGAATTCCTTGCTGGGTTAACGTCCACTTTTCCGAATCAGACGGTCTTCACTAAAGAAGACTTTGATTCGATTGGTGGAATGCCTTACTGGGTTAAATCATCTAGGTATGATTTCAAAGTTGGTGCAAATACTTTTAACCTTGAAGCTGCAATCAGTGGATACAATGGTGGTTATGAACCACAAAATGTGACTCCGATTATTGCACCTAGTGTTAAACCTGCACCAGTTCCTGCAGTGAACAATCCAGTTCAAATGCCAGTCGCAGCTAAAACTGCTTCGGTAAACCTTTTGGATAATGTGAAAATCATTCCCGAAAGAATGTCGAACTATGTTCCTTTTGGACATTTCAAGGATGTTAAAAACATCATCAAATCCAAATTATTCTTTCCAGTGTTCGTCACTGGTCTGAGTGGTAATGGTAAAACATTGATGATTGAACAAACTTGTGCTCAATTGAAGAGAGAACTTTTCAGAGTCAACATCACCATCGAAACTGATGAAGATGATTTGATGGGTGGACATACTTTACAGGGTGGCGACATCATGTTTAGAGAAGGCCCAGTTATCAAAGCAATGAGAAAAGGCGCTGTCCTTCTTCTTGATGAAGTTGATTTGGGTTCTAACAAGTTGATGTGTTTACAATCAGTTCTTGAAGGTAAAGGATACCTTATCAAGAAAACTGGTGAGTGGGTTTCACCTACAAAAGGTTTCACGATTCTTGCAACTGCAAATACTAAGGGTCAAGGTTCGGATGATGGAAAGTTCATAGGAACTCAAATCATGAACGAGGCGATGCTTGAGAGATTTGCGATTACAATGCAACAAGAATATCCACCAGTGAAAACTGAGAAGTCAATCCTTGCAAAAGAAATGGAATTGACTGGTGAAGTCGATGAAGACTTTGTCGAGAAACTTGTTGACTGGGCAGACATTATCAGAAAATCCTACTATGAAGGTGCGATTGACGATGTTGTCACTACTAGAAGGTTGGTTCACATTGTGAATGCTTTCAGAATGTTCAATGACAAAATGAAGTCCATTGAAATGTGTATTTCAAGGTTTGATGAAGAAACAAGAGTTTCGATTCTTGACCTCTACACTAAGATTGACGATGGAGTTGACCTTGATGAAGAAGTAGTTTCTGAAAACCCTATTGACGAATCAGAGTCTGAGGAGTATAATGGATAGTATGACTGAGACTGAATACAAGTATAACGAAGGAGCTCTGATTAAGGAGCTCCACTCGTATATTGACTCAACCTATGACCAACATTATAGTTTGAACCAGTATCAAGCAACTGAATTTATCATTGACGCTGGTCATGGTGAAGGATTCTGTATTGGGAACGTGTTGAAATATGCACAACGATATGGTAAAAAGGGTGGTAAAAATAGGGCAGACCTTCTAAAGGTTCTACACTATGCTATCATACAATTATATATTCATGATATGGAGAAACTAAATGATGAAAATAAGTGATAATACAAAAGATGTTCTAAAGAACTTCTCAACTATTAATTCGGGAATCCGAGTTAAACAAGGAAATAAGTTAGAGACGATTTCCAATATGAAAAATATTCTTGCAGTAGCAACTGTAAGTGAATCGTTCCCAACTAATTTTTCTATATACAATTTGCCTGAATTCTTGGGTGCAACTTCCTTAATGGAAGACCCCGATTTCAATTTTGGTGAAACCTCATTATCGATTGCAGATAATAATTCTAAACTTGCATATTTTTATGCATCTGAAGGAATGGTTGTTGCACCCGATAAAATTATAACAATGCCTGATGCAGAGATTGAATTCGCAGTGACCTCAACCTTGTTGAACGACCTGCAGAAAGCATCAAGTGTCCTAGGAGTGAATGACCTAGTGTTAGGTTCTGATGGTACGTCCATTAGTCTAACTGTATGTGATAAGAAGAATCCAACTTCTAACACCTTCTCACGAGTAGTGGGTGAAGGGGATGGAACTACTTTTTCAATGAACTTTAAGATTGAGAATCTTAAAGTTCTTACTGGGAACTATAATGTCTCAGTATCATCTAAAGGTATCTCACATTTTGTGAACTCAGATATCGATTTAGAGTATTTTATTGCACTAGAACCCGACTCAAAGTACGGTTCGTAGTATAAATAAATATGAAATGGTAGTTGTTTATCTCAACATTACCATGGGAGTGCATCCGTCTCATCATTCTACACTGGTGATGCACACACAAACTAAGGTGGGGTAGTTTGACTTTTTTATATATTATGAATGGATGTGACAATGACTGAAGAATTTTTATTTGTCGAGAAATATCGACCCCAAACAATTGAGGATACAATACTTCCTCAACAATTCAAAAACCAATTTAAAGAGTTTGTGACCAAGGGAGAAATCCCTAATTTACTATTAAGTGGTTCTGCAGGTTGTGGTAAAACTACAATCGCAAGAGCATTGTGTAATGAACTGGGTGCAGACTATATCATCATCAATGGTTCTGATGAAGGACGATTGATTGATACACTTCGAACAAAAATCAAAAACTTTGCATCGACTGTATCACTTCAAGGTGGCCCAAAAGTGGTCATTCTCGATGAAGCAGATTACATAAGTGCTGAAAGTGTTCAACCTGCATTGAGAGGATTCATAGAAGAGTTCTCTTCTAATTGTAGATTCATATTTACTTGTAATTACAAAAACAGGATTATCCCTGCACTGCACTCAAGAACAACTGTAATTGATTTCAAAATCAATCCTGCAGAGAGACCAGTCCTTGCAGGACATATGTTGGATAGATGTATACGAATATGTGTACAAGAAAACATTGAGGCAGAAACACCAGTACTTGCAGAATTGGTTATGAGATTCTTTCCCGACTTCAGACGTGTTCTGAATGAAATGCAACGTTATGGAGTTGGTGGTGTAATTGATTCGGGTCTACTATCATCTTTGAATGAAGAGAAACTTCGACCTTTAATAAATATGATTAGAGAAAAGAATTGGAAAGGAATGCGAAAGTGGGTTGGTCAAAATTCTGATAACGACTTCTCAGATTTATTCCGAAAACTGTTTAATGCACTTGAGACTGAACTTGAACCAACTTCAGTTCCTGCGTGTGTTTTAATCATTGCAGATTATCAATATAAAGCTGCATTTTCCATGGACGATGAAATTAACTTTATCGCCTGTTTGACTGAAATAATGTCGGAGTGTAAATTCAAATGACACAATATGACGATAGAGTACAATATCAAAGAGACTTATTAAAAGCCGAAGAGTGGGCAAAAACTTCTGCCTCAATCCATGTTCATTCAACTGATACAATGTGGTATGACAATAGACCCCAAGACACCAAGAAGGGCAAGAGCGCTGTGACTGATACTATATACAATAGTGGTCTCGTTGTTAGAACACGAAATGGTAAACACATACACACCTTTGGTGAACGACTTACTGGTGAAGAACTAGTGCGTTCATTTATACGCCACCAATCATAATGACTAAACGTAATCCTTTTGACTTTGTCAAGTCCGTATCCTATGATAAAAAAGATATCATGGTGGATGAGGTAGAAGAAAAAAATTACGCACCATTCCTTATAAACAAATCTTTGTCTTACCACCAAGATTCTGTTTTCATGACTAACGAGATGAATAATCGACACCACCTTGATAACCGTCTTCAATACGTCTTTTTACTAAATACACTTAGAAGAAGACAAAGGTTTTCCAAATGGGAAAAACCATATGTTAGTAAAAAACTCGATACAATAAAAAAGTATTATCAAATATCAACACTGAAAGCAAAAGAGTACATGGAAGTGTTAACCGATAAGCAGTATCGTGAACTGAAAAACAGAATGAAAACTGGTGGACAAAGTAATGATTGACAATGAGGCTTTAGTATCGGAATTGGTAGAAATTACCTTCCCCGAAAAAGACGATTTCCTAAAGATAAGAGAAACACTATCTAGAATTGGTGTAGCATCTCGTAAAGACAATGAACTGTTCCAGTCATGTCATATCCTTCACAAACGTGGTAAGTACTATATTGTACACTTCAAAGAATTATTCAAACTAGACGGTAAACCAACATCCATAGACGAAGGAGACATAGGTCGCAGAAACACTATCGTGACACTTCTAGAACAATGGAAGCTTCTCTCAGTACTCGATAAGAGTAAAATCGAAGAACCTGTTGCACCGTTATCTCAAATCAAAATCATTCCATTTAAAGATAAATCCGAGTGGAAATTGACTACAAAATACACTATCGGCACCAATAAAACCTAAATACTCCTGAAAATAACTTAACTAGGAGAATTTTATGTTAGAATTTCTACAATGGGTTATAGCATGGGTACAAGTGATTCCTTTTATAGTAATGGGTGCTTCTTTGATAGCAGCCTTAACACCAACACCGATAGATGATGGTATAGTGAAAAAGTGCTACAAAGTCATAGACTGGTGCGCTTTAAATGTGTTAAAAGCAAAGGACTAAATAAAGATAACACTGAATTAAATCGGAGAAAATTATGGAATATATAATCATAGCATTAGTTGCAGCTGCAGTCATTTACACTTTCGTAGAACATATGAGAAGTGATAAGAAATCTGCACCAGTAAGTAAACCTGCTAAAGCAGTTAAGAAAAGCACACCTAGTGTTGCTCAACTTAAAAAACTTACTAAAGTACAACTACTAGAACTCGCAGATAAGAACAACATCAAAGTAAAACGAAGTGGTTCTAAAGCGGAAGTGGTTAAGACTATTGCAAGTCATAAATAGGTGAATTGACACAATCTTTAAAGGGGTCTTCGAGACCCCTTTTTTTTGTCTGAAACATATCCACAAGTGAATACTTTGTGAATTTATCATAAATCAGAGAGTCGATTTCCTAAATAGTGATATGGAAAGTATATTTGGATTGATAAGTGAAGTGGGAGCCCCGATTGCAGGAAGTCTTGTGATGGGTTTTTTCATCTTTACGGTGATAAAACAGATTCTTGAAGGTGTTGTTGACGATATCAAAACACTCACAATGTTCTGTACATCTTTAGAAAATCGTGCGAGAACGATGTCTAACGAAATGATTAAGATAGATTTACTAGTGTCAAGTGCTTTGGAGCTTCGTCCCGACATCGAACGAGTCGCAAGAGCAGAAAACTTCATAGAGGACGGTAGTCTAGACGTAAGAAGAGATTAAATTATGGAAAATATTGCACAACTGATATCAGAATATGGTTTCCCTATTGTCATGATGGTAGGACTTGGATACTTTGTTTACTACATTTGGTGGTTTGTTGGTGAAAACCTCGAACCCGAAGTGGAGAAACAGCATTTTGCACTGATAAAACTTATCGACCAAGTGAGAATGTTAGACCAAGATTTAATTCGTTTACAGCAAAAGGTAAACGTAGTCCTCGAAATGAAAGAGAATGATAAGAAGAAGGAAACGACAAAGAATGAAACTAAAAAAAGATAGAGAATTATTAGTAGTTGGTTGGATAATACTGATTACATTTTTTGCATCATCAATCGAAGCAGATGAGATTGTGCATAAATTTAAGAGTCCAAGTTTCAGTGGAGTTGGACAAAGTTCGCATTATTTGACAATCGAGAATCAAGAGAAGTCAAGACGTGACAAGATAAAACAAGACATTGAAGATGCTCTGAATAAAGCAGAAAGAGAAGAAAAGAATACAACGCTTGCAAAATTTTTAAGAAATGTCGAGAGCAGAATTTATGCTCAGATAGCGAAACAATTAGTAGAGAATATGTTTAGTAATGGAGAGGCGGCTTCTTATGGAGTCTTTTCGATTGAAGGAAACACGGTGACATATGAAAAACTAGTCGGAGAGGATGGTGTAGAGTTCATCAGATTAACGATTGTTTCTTCAGATGGAACTACAACAACATTAGATATACCTGTAGGTACTGGTAGTTTTTAAATGAAAAACTTAGGGATTGTAGGACTGATACTGGTCTTGCTCGTCAGTGGATGTGCAAGTGTGCCAAGTGTAAATGACACTTGTACTACTGCAATTATGAATAAGATAGGACAATGCATCGAGGATGCAGAGGTTGTCAAACTTCCTACCCATTTAGAATTATTAGAATTACCACCTGCAGAAAATATGCCAGTAGTTGCAGTCTACGGATTCCTAGACAAAACAGGCCAACGTAAGAGTAAAGATGGAATTGCATCTTTCTCAACTGCAGTGACACAAGGTGGAGAATCTTTTCTTATCGATGCACTTAAAACTGCAGGTAAGGGAAAATGGTTTAGAGTAGTAGAACGTACAAGTTTAGATGCACTTGTAAGAGAACGTCAAATCGTTCGTTCTGCTAGAGAAGATTTTGCAAATCAAGAAGGTAATGAAGATTCCCCAACAGGAATCCAACCCCTCTTGTTTGCAGGTATCCTACTTGACGGTGGGATAGTTGGTTATGATACTAACATTGAATCGGGTGGCCGAGGCGCAAGATACTTAGGTATCGGAGCTTCTAATCAATACCGAAGAGATGTGGTCACGGTAAGTTTGAGAGGAATATCAACACTTACTGGCGAAATATTACTTAATGTACAAGTCACCAAGACTATTTTATCGACTGGTGGTGGGTACGATGTATTCCGTTTTGTGGACATGGACACAAAATTAGTGGAAATTGAGGATGGCGTAGCAATGAACGAAGGAGTCACGAAAGCGACTCGTTCTGCAATTGAACTTGCTGTCCTAGAATTAATCTATCAAGGTGATGAAAGAGGATATTGGAAGATAAATTGGCCGATAACTGAATCTAAAATAAAAGAGGAAGTGTCAGACTTTTTAGACGAAAACCAAATCGTTTTAGTCACAGAAGGAGAAACAAATGAAGAATAAATTTATTTCACTCATTATGTTAACATTAGGTCTACTACCTGCAACTTTATATGCAGGAACAGACGATAACGAAATTTGGTTAAATCAATCGGGTACAGGACTTGTATTGAATTTCACTCAGAAAGGTTATGGAAACAAAGTCGGTTTAGATGATTTCTCAGGAACATCTGCTGATATGGTTTTAACTGGTGCATCGAATACGTTTAC